CTATCTTACCACTTTGATAGTCTATTGTTCCAGCATTATTGTTTGTATAAACCTTTGTTCCTTCCTGAGAAAGATAGAACAAGCGTAAGTTACCTAATGTATCATCATCAAAGAAAAACTGATTGGTGTTACCAGAAATAACGAACCCAGTAGAGAACACATTACTTCCAGCACTGTTTCCTGGTTCATTATAAATTGGATTATACAAATTAATTGTATAAGAAGATTCAAATCCAAAATTTGGAGTTATCGCTCTTGTAATTTTAATTTTTGACACATTACTTACAATAGATTCGTCTGATGTATCAATCAATCTCTGCAGTTGAGACATTCTAAAAACTGAATCAAATTTTTGAAGGTTGTTATTATTATAATTTACTACAGCTTGTTTTACGAATCCCTTTAATGTTTCTTCTGGGAATTTAGATTTTACTGGATTGTAGTAAAAAGAAACATCAAGTAATATGTTGAGATATGTTGGGTCTACTAGTGTAGGCGTAATAGAAACTACATTTCTTGGAGCCAGAACTTCATCAACAACAAACTGTTTAGCTGATGAGGAAAGAACTAAACCTGTCTTTGGTTTAATACAAACAAACACCTTACCGAAAACTGGAGGATCATTTTCTTCCCCACCCCATACGGAAATTGTGTCAATGTTAGGGTATAGTTTAGGTAATATAACTTTATAATCTTCTGCAGTTACTGTTCTGTTTTGAGCAGCAAATAGTTTAGGCGCATTAAAACGAATTTGTTCATTAGTTTCTGGCAGCGCACCGCCACCTGCTGCTTGAAGTGTTTGAGTTGTGACTAATCCACCAGAAATAGAAGATCCAGCATATGTAAATATTCTAGATCCATTTGGTGCGTCTGCGTCAGTTACAAAATATTCTAAAATTATAATATTTCCAGGCTGGATCGCTGCAGAGATGACGCCATCTCCGAAATAAACTTCGTATCTATTATTTTCTATTTCTTTGAGGTAGTAAACATTGGAACTTCTACTGTTATTTACTACTGACTCGCTTGGAACAAACACAACAGAGGTTGTATCTTCAGCGCTTGTTTGTACTCTAACAACTAAAGTTGATAAGTCTACATTTTCATTCTCTACAATATATCTTGAATTTTCAGCAGCTAAAAATTTAAAAACTATTGGTTTACCTTGTGTTAATTCAACTCTAGTAAAAACATAAGTCCCAGTCGCACTTCTTTGCGCATTATGAGAACTTCTATTATAGAAAACAACATCTGTACTATTACCCCTTACATCGATTACAGATGCCACAAATGGTTGTAATTCTGGCAGAGAAATAGAAGCTGGAGATCCAGAGGGATTGCTGACTGTTATATTGACTAAAGCTCTTGGAGCAACAGCTGACTTTGGAACATAACCAAGAAGATTAGAAATCGACGCTAGACTTGATCTCTTAGCAGCAGAATCTAAAAACATCTCATTAATTGCTAAGTTTGTATACAGAGCATTATAGTGAGTGTTGTATGCTAAGACATCTAACAAAATAGACATACCAGAACCTTCAAAGTCGTAATCTGAAAATTCAGACTGCCCTCTTAAATAGTTCTTTAGATTATCTTTGATATCGTCGAAGTCGAGTTCTCCAACTTTTATTCGTTTGCTTTCGACAGCCATTTTATCTTGTTCTCTCTAAAGTAAGGTCTAAAGTTGTTGTGTTAATAGAGTTTAAAATTTTAAATTCAACTACAACATCAACACTGTTATTATCGTCGTTAAAACGAACTTCTACATTTGTTAGTGTTACTCTTCTTTCGAATTTCAAAACTATTTCTTGTATTGCTCTTTTAATAAGTTCTCTTGTTACTGGTGTAGCCAACTCAAATAGTAGCTGTCTTATTGGAGAACCAATCTCGCTGTGGAATGGTCTCTCGTAATAACCAGTCAACAACAAATTTTTGAGTGATGCCTTGATCGCACTCTCATTTATCCTTTTTGTTATATCTTTCGATACAGGATGGGGAGTGAAATTTAGATCTAAATCTATAAATTGTTTTGTGGCTGCCATATCTTTATTTAGGTATTATGCAATAAAAGTGTTAGAAGAACCTTTAGCAATAGCATCTCCACACGCTATTCTATCGCCAATTCTTGCTGCTGGAGCGCCCTCTACTCTAGTTTTACTCGATCCACTAACCACCTTGCCCATAGCATGGACGCTTTTACCGCAGTTGTGTATCGGTCCATAACCAGTTCTTCCTGTAAGTTGAACCGCTCTACCATTAACAAATGTCTTTGTAGCCCAAGGTCCAATGTCTGGTCTTGGTGGAAAACAACCATGCCCTGTAGATCTACCACCTTGAATAGCAACTGCTGCCATAATATTCTCCTTAATTAGCTACGTTTGGATTAGATTCCGTAACTGTTGTTATCGGTGCTGCTGGAACAGTATAAGTTCTTGTTCCAAAAACTGCTGCAGGATTCGGCACTGAAGGATCGTCAAATGTCTCGGCTTGGCTATTAGCCAAAGCGTTATACGCATTACGTTCTACCTGCTCTCCTCTTTTTAGATTATCTCTAATTTGTAGCAGCCTTCTTCTGTTCGCTTCCCAATTATTCAGAACTGTATGTTGGCGATAAAATGTGAAGACGCCATCAAGTCCAAGCAATCCTAAACTTTGCGATGGTGGGACTTCAACTTTAATTGTAAATCCATTCTCTAACCACACTCTAAGGTCTGGAATGTAATTGTATGGAGCGTAGTATCTGTCGCCCAACTTATCTATGTCAGCATCTTCAAGCAAAGACTCATCTAACATTCGAATATCATACTGCCTTTGATCAAACAACTTTGTGTATGTTCCTTTGATGGTAACCTTACCTTGAACTAGCGTATTGTTTATTGTAATTTGGATGTTACCAACATCGACCAAATCAGAAACTGCACTAAGAACTGTAGTTTTAACATTAGGTTGATCAATCTCCTCATTCAATCCCTGAGAAGTTGCCATAAAGGATATCTCTATTTGCCAGTTCTCGTCTAATAATTCATAGATTGGCGGAAACCTCTCTGACGCTGCTGCAGTTCCACCAAAGAATATTCCAGCACCAGCATACTCTGGATTATTCTGTGGATAATTCGTATATGTTATAATTGCTCTAACACCCATTATGATTTAAATCCCAAAGATTTACGTAATGCTACATGTTCTGGAGAATCTTTTGCTGGTGGATTTTCTGGGATATAAGAAAATGTTCCAACAGGAGAAACTCTTCCATGATAGTTCATCGTAAAATGCTGTTTTCTATTTTTAGCTGGGTTGCTAGTTATAAACGAAACATGAATCCAGCAAGAAGTTTTTCCATCCATCTCAAGCAACAATTGATCATAAGGAATAGTTTGAGCAATTTTTATAACTGCCTCATACATTTGTTTTCTGTTAAATCCGTTAATTTGAAAATCTGCTGCTTCTCCTCTAGTGTGCTGAGACTTTTCATTTTTGTAATCTGGAGGTAAATCTCCTGGTCTTCTAAATCCACTTGTAAGACTCATTCCTGGATACAACTTTTTAATTGGCTCTAGACAATTTTCGCATAATCCTTTTAGATTACATGCTATCTGTTGAATAGAAAGCCCATCTTGATCGCGCAAAGGTCTGCTATTCTTTTTAGTTAGCATACCAACAGTAAAGTTTGGAGACAATTTCATCTCACCAGGGAATGTGCTCATTCCCTGAATCAAATCGCAGTTTGTACCCTTCGCTTGAACATTATTCTTTTCTACTTTTTCTTCAGCAAGTGTTCCAGGATTTGGTTGCTGCTGAGTTGGATCAATAGCACCCTTTTCAATTTCTTTCTTTATAAATGCTTCTCTTACTTCTGGATCATCGTCCTCAGTTTCATAGTGAATAGCGGCTCTATTTTGTCGAGTGTTAACCTGAAGCGTAGGAAGTTCTGGCATCGATGAGGATTCTGTTCCAATTGATTCGCCAGCTGATGCTCCGCTTGCAGAAGATGCGCCTTGGCCAAAGTTACCACGAGAGTAATCTACGTTCATTGTTGAACCAGATTTAATATTCATTGAACTGCCAGAAGAAATATTCATCCCACTTCCAGCTTTAATATTAAATGCAGAAGTGGCTTCTAGATTTATGTTACTTGCCTTAATGTCAAGATCTTGAGCGACATTTAATTTGGCACTACCGCCAACAGAAATATTTGCGTTATTGTAAACTCGAATGTTGGTTGCGCCTTTAACATCTAAGTTCATTGCATTTTCTACAAGAACATTATGCTCGCCCTCAATCGTAACATTTAACGATCCACCAAGATAGACAAACCCATCTCTCTCATAAATCTCATACCCATCACCAACGATTCTGTTTACTCTTGTTCCGTTATGATCAATCTCAGTAAATGTTCCTGTTTTATGATATAGATGAATACGCTCTGCTTGTGGAGTATCATCAAATTCTAAAACATGGCCAGACTCTGTTTCTAAAACTTTATTAAATGGGTAATCTGCATTATAT